ACGAATAATAGAAAGACCAGTCAGACTTTCAATCTCGTCTAGCTGGTCTTTTATAGTGACAGGATAAGACAGTTTAGTATCGTATGCTATATCAAGAGAATAATTGTTGTCGTACATCTTAAGAGTGAGTTCCTTGGTGTACTTCTCCGGCTGATCATACACCTTGAAGTATCTTGTATCAGATGCATCATTCTCCTTGACTTCCCAGTACTTGCTGATGTCGATATTGTCAAGAATGCCGTCATAGTTATCAAACTTCATTGTCAGTTCAATTGATGGCACGTTGCCTATCATACGGCAGTCAGCAAAAGAGACAGACATCTTATAATCAAGAAGTCTGTCCGTTACATCATTATTTCCGTATTTAATAAGCATAGTATCACACCTCTATTAAAGAAACAGAGAATGATTCTGCTTTTATTCCTGTCTTAACTCTTTTGTAGTTATATTTTTTATTCCCTGCATACATTATCTTGGTTCCTCTTATGCCATGATCAGGGATATATAACTCACAAGTAAAAGTCGATGGTGTTAATGCTTTAAGAAGTGACATAACATCTGTCAGAGGCGTTATTTTGTACGTTAAGGTCACTTTCAGCATATTTGCACGAATTCTGTTCCTTCTCAATACACCAGTAGATACCGGTCTGACACTATCGCTATCAAGATCACTAATCTCTACACTTATTTCAGAAGGTGTAGGAAGTGCTGTACCATTAACTTTTATTTTCGCTTCATCTGCCATAAGTAGCACCTCCTAATAGTCAAATACAGGCTTTCCTGTACGTGCTTCATAATCTTTGATGTTATCAATTACCATTTTGGTAATAACCTTGCCATCTTCTAATACCAGATTAATAACATAAGTGGCATTTCCTCCACCTTCCTGGACAGGCATTCTTTCAATAAGTCTCTCAGCAATCATATCAAGACCTCTTGTATTTCTCTGTAAAGGAATAACTGCTTCTGGTCCTGCCTCACCAAAGACTGCAGGTGTAGCTCTATCTACAACAGCACCTTTTGCCAGTCTAGGCACCTCAGAAATATGGAATCCTTTGCCACCAACTCCTGGAACCCAATTAGGGACCTTAATCTTATTAATCCCCCTGATGAACGTGTTAATCCCACTGATAATTGCATTCAATGGTGCCTTGAATATATTTCCCAAACCAGAAATAACGCTATGGAATATCTGTTTTACACCTTCCCACGCTTTTCTCCAATTACCTGAAAAAGCACCTTTGATGAATGTGATAATACCATTGAATACACCTTTTGCCATTTCCCAGATTGATTTCACTTTTGCCAGGAATCCATTTAAGCCGACCCCCAAAAGACCTAGGCTCTTTGTCCAATCTGTATAAAAGATAGTTTTGAGGAAACCACTGAAACCTTCAAAGATCTGTTGAATTCCCTTCCATGCTTTGTCTGCATCGTGCGTGAACACACCTACAAAGAAATCGATTAATCCTTGGAAAATTTTAGTTACAGATGCAACAATTTTTGAAATAATATTTCCCCACGTTTTGAAGGAGTTAGTTAAATTTCCTACAACAAAATCAACGAGAGGAGAAAGGATATTCTTCCATAAGAAATTGATCACATCACCTACCGTATTAATAACTGGTTTCATCGATTCCCACATCTCTATTACACCTTTTAATGCAATGCTGAGAATAGTTACAAGGAAATTAGCAAGAGGAGCCATAATATTCTTCCAGAATGATAATGCAACAGTTGCAACTGCCTCGACAGCTTTCACAAATACTTTTGCAAGAAATGTTGCAATAGGCACTATGATTGTATTGAACACATCAAGTAGGAAAGAGAATAATGGCTGAAGAATATTCTTATAAATATTTTTTAATATCTCCATCAATGCATTCAATGCATCAATCACAAGTTTTCTGAACGTTTCGCTTGTCTGATAAAGATAAACCAATGCAGCGACAACGGCACCGATTGCTACTGCTACAATTGCAGCAGCTCCTGCTGTTGTTCCTAATACTCCCTGAATAACAGACAGTACTCCCCAGTTTGAAACTGCCAGCCACAACTGCTGGAAAGGAGCAATAAGAGCCGTAACAGCAGAAACAATAGCTCCCCAATGCATTATTGTCTCAAATGCTAAAAAGCCGGCTACAATGCCAGCAATCAATGCGATAATAACAGGCTGATTTTCATCAAACCATTTTCTTAATTCCTTAAGTTTTTTCAGAATTTTATCTACTGCTTTCGAAATCTTATCACTGCCCTTATCAGCTTTATCTTCTCCTTCTCCCCAATCAATTCCACCAATATCATAGCCACCATCACCGACACCGCCGGCGCCGGCGCCTCCGTTTCCTCCTGAACCGCCTGCTCCTGATGAATCTGAAGAATCGATATTATTTATCTCATCTATTGAGGCCAGTGTGCCTAAAGCCTTGGCGGTCTTTTTGGCCTGTCCCTCTGTTCCTTTAAGCGATTTATTTAAACCCTTAGAAGAGTTGCCCGCAGATTTCATAGAACTTCCTGCTGATTTTGAAGAATTTCCAACAGAATTAATTGCTTTTGTTGTCTGTTTTGTACTAGCTTTTGCAGAGTTGGACTTTTTACCAAATAATTTGCCAAAAACACCCGCAATAACATTTGCTACAGTAATAACCTTCCCGATTACTGTATTGAGTACTCTGATAACAGGTGTAAAAGCTGCAACAAGACCATTACCAATAATGCCAAGAAGCTGTTTCCATTGTTCCTGAAGTATTCTGACCTGGTTTGCCCATGTGCCACTTGTTCTTGCAAAGTCTCCTTGTGCAAGTGATAACTGCTGCATAACATAGTTATATCTTAAAGTAACAAGTTCTGCCTGACTCATATTGTTGATATTTGTTGTAATACCTTGAGATAGTGCATACTGCTGCAGATTTGTCTGTGTCATTACGATGCCAAGATCTTTTAAGGTCTCAGTTTCTCCAGTGAATACAGATTTCAATTTCACATCTGCTAATTCTTGTGAAATATTATAGAAAGATGCAACGTCTCCTGTTAATCCAGCAAGCGATATTGCCATGTCACTTGCTTTGTTTGCTCCAAGGCCCATGCTTGAAGCCATTGCCATATACGTAGAGGCCGTTTTCTTTGCACTGAGCTCACTCATACCGAACTGCTGAATAGAGTTGCTGGCAAACCTTTCAGCTTTCCATGACATATCACCAAATGCTACATCAACAACGTTCTGTACTTCGGTAAGATTGGATGCTATGCCTATTGCCTGTCTGCCTAATCCAATCAATGCCTTAGTTCCTTTGTATGCTGCTGCACCAATTGCAGCAAAGCTGAATGCAGATTTTATTTTTCCGAAAGCATTATTTATGATATCGGTTTGGTTATTTATGTTTTTACTTGCGTTTTTTGTCTGATTGACTGCATCATTCAATGAAGAATTGAATTTGCTTGTTTCAGCGGAGATTATAACTTTAAGTTCCTCTAATGTCATCCATTTTTACCTCCACCATATTTTCTGTTATGATAATTTGCAAACTTTCTTCTCTGCGCTTTGAAGTTTTCAAATTCATTGTACTCCTGCTGCTTTTTATGCTTTTCTTTCTCTTCTTCAAACAAATCAGGATAATAATCCCAAAGACCATGCATTTCTTTTTGATTATCATTTCCATTAACAATAAGATTGATGCCTTCTATAATCTGTTGAGCAAGGTTATGAGCATGTATTGCCTGTTGTTTCTGTTTGTATTTCTCTCTTCTTCTGTAAGAATCTATTTCATCTATAATATCTCCAAAAGATGAATTCCAGAATGCATCAGTGCTTATACAGCAGTCAAGAGCGATAGGATATAATTCATTGATCATATCGCTCAGTGTCTGATATTCTACATCTGCTCTTTTGCTTCCTCGATATTTTTGTTCATCGTATCTGCCTGAGCCTGTGAGAAAAAACCACTTACCTGAAATATTGGAAGAAACACATCAGTCATAAACGAAAGCTGTGAGCCACCTTCTTCTTCGTATTTATCAAATAATTCAATTACATCTTTTTCTTTGATACCATGATTGTATTTCTTTATCGCACCATGAGTGATAAGCAGCATCACTTTGAGCGGTGGCATCTCATTATTTTCAGTATTTGAAGAAATAACGCTTAGTAGATTTGCATTGAACAAACTTTCAAGTCTGATAATTTCCTGAGTTGTGAGTTTTAATTTATATTCAGTATCTCCTACCTTCCACAAAGCGAAAGGCTGTTTTTTTTCTTGTTTCTTTACAGGTTCTTTTTCTTCTTCAAGAATATTTAAACCTTCTGATAATGCTCCCATTTTATGCCTCCTTTATCCAATAATTGGGTCAGTGATTGTAAACGCAGATGATAATGCAATGTTCATATCAAATTCAATTACACCATTGACTCCTCCACCTGTTCTTTTTAATGAAATCTGTCCATTGAATTCTGTGGTAGTACCATCTTTTAATGTTTCTTTAAAAGATAATTTTTCTCCGCTCTCTTCATATTTTCTTAATACTCTATACGGACTGTCTGTTTCTGTATTATCATATTTGAATTTATATGTAATATCTCCTGGATCTCCGATACCCATTTCATAAACTTTCTGTGTATCATCAAGATCACTATTTTCTACTTTTTCC